CATTGTGCCGACGCCAGCCCTGAGTGAGTTCCTAGTGATTGCCGACGAAAGCGGCCCGGACTATCTGGCCGAGATCGACAAGAAGGCCGCGTTCAGCATTGAGTCGTTCGATGCACGGGCGGCGCCTCGGGCGCGTCCTCGTCGGGGGTCTCAGGGGTCTCAGGCGTATCAGGGGTCTCGTCCTCGGGCAGCTCGGGCTGGTCGTCGTCGGGGTCCACGATCGTCTCGTCAGGTTTCGGGCTCATGGGATGCCTCCGAGGTTGCAGCTTTTTCGTCATAGACGGCGTCAGCCTGAAGTTCTTTCACGTAGGGAACCGTCCGCGCTTGAACGACGACTTCGCGCCATTCAGCTTCGCTGAGCAGTCGATGGAACACCAACGTCAACGTGATCGCGTTGATCGGATGATCGCTTTCCACGCTACGACTCGTCGGCGTCGGCGGTGCCGCCGAAGCGTTCCTGCTTCTCTTCGTCGCTGATGACTTCGATCGGCTTGCCGGTATACCGATTCGCGATCACCCACTCGGTCTCGTGCAGCTCGTACGTCTTCGTGTCGGTGAAGACGCGCGGCAGGCCGTCGGTGAACAGGTCCGGGATCAGCACCGCGCCGATCGGCAGCGGCGCCGCCGCGAGGTACTGCTCGGCGTAGACCTTGAGCGGCCGTTCGGTGTGCTGCTGCTGGTTCCCGGCCGGCGGATGCGGAGGCGGCATGGCGGTGATCTCCTTCAGGCGATTTCGTAGCTGCCGCGGACGGACAGCACGGCGCCCGCGGCCCAGGTGAACGGCGTCGTCGGGTTCACGAGCGCGCCCGAGGACGTGGTCATGTAGACGTACGAGCCGAGGCTGTACGCCGTCATCGAGCCCTGGACGGCGCCCCCGGCGGTCATCGCGCCGCACCGCAGGTTCACTTCCTGCGCCGGCCCGCCGAACGCCACGCTCGGAAAGGGGAGCCCCAGCATCCAGTACGAGCTGGTCCCGTAGGTCGTGGTCGATCCCATCCGCAGCACGATCGCGACGTCGACCCACTTGCCGATCTGGAGGTAGCGCCCCGTGATGATCCCGTTGCCCATGCCGGGCCCGGTCCCATCGGAGCCAGCCCACCCCGGGACGTACGGCGTCCAGAGGCCGGCGACGCCGGGCAAGGCGTCGATCGGATCGAGGATCACGTCCTTGATGTCTTGCTTGCCCCAGACGGTGCCGACGGTGTTGGTGCCGTCGTCGTCGACCAGGGCGTTGTACGGACCACGGTTGATACCCATTTACACCCCGAGGGCTTTCGTCAGTTTCCGCAGCAGGCTATCGAGGGAGAAGCGCGTGCTCGAGGCGGTGACCTCGAAGCGCGGGTAGAGCCCGGGCGCGATGTCGATCTCGCTGATCTGCACTTCCTGAATCACGAGGTCGGCGGTGATCGGCGGGCTGGCGAGGGCGACGGTGACCGGCTTGCCGGATTTCGTTTTCACGTCCCGGGTCGCGTAGCGCACGGTCTGAATCGGCCGAGAGAAGATCGCCAGCGTGGCATCGCACAGCGCGGTCAGCGACAGAATGCCCCGGCGTTCGTCCACCAGGATCGGCCCCTCATAGACGCCATCCGCCAGCACGCGATTGTTCCCGACGTCGATCGCGGCCTGCGTGTCTTGCGCGGGCACGTGGTCGCGCTGCACCCAGATGTGCACGCGCGCCCCACGGGGGATTGGCACCGTCAGACCGGTCACGCCGGTCAGGGCGGGGACCGGGACCACGGTCGTGCTATACAGCACGCTCGTCCGAATGGACCCCGGCCCGTCGACCGGAATACCCGTCAAGCTATTGCCACTCACCGCCGCATACCGGACGCGGTCGCCGCTCGAGGTGATGAACCAGCCGCCCGTGGGGGCAAACGAGCCAGCCCCGGTCGTCAGGATGGACGTGGCGCCCGCGTTGTATTGGCCGGTCGCCTGCGTCAGGCCCGCCGTATCACTCGCCGGGGCATTCGCGCCGAGACTCCCGTCGGCCGTCGCATCCTGCACGCCCGCCGTCGCCGTGTTGTTCGCGATCGTCTGCTGGAGCTTCAGTTGCGAGGCATTGACGGCGGTGCGATAGACACGGCGGCTGGTCGTCCCGCTGGGACCGACGGCCACCCCTGCGATGTTGACCCGGCGGAACGCCGGAATGTTCGCGGTGCCCACACTCGGCGGGGTGGCGGCGCTGGCGATGTCCGCATCGCCTAAGTAGAGGTCATAGACAGGACTCGCAAAGCCGCCGCTTTGGCTGCCGAAGAGCCGAAACGTGCCCCCGTTCACGCTCCGGTAGAACCGGACACCCGTGATAATGCCGTGGGCGACACTCTGGCTCAGGCCGGCATACGTGAGGTAGATGTTGACCCCGAAATTCGCGTCCGCGACGATGCCCGGCGACACATTCCCGAGGACCGTCTCGCCGTAGTCCGTCACAAACGTGTACCCGTAGCGGTACGTGGCCCCAGCGGTCAGCCGATGCGGAACCGGATTGTAGTAGCCATATTCGCTCTGCTGCGGATTGGGGACTTCGATGGACGGGCCAATCGGCACCACGTCGTACGTGGTCACGCTTTGCCGAGGCCCGACCAGCGTGCTGCCCGCCGCGGTCACCCACGCGAAGGCGTACTCATAGACGCCGAGAGCTAAGCCGGCGCCGGCTGCAATCGTGACGGCCGGCGCGGTACTCGGCGTGACGCCTGGACCGACCAGCGCGCCCCCCTCGGTGGCCTGCAGCCCGGTGTAGCCGAGGATCAGCGTCGGCGACCCGTCGGGGGTCGTCGTCACAATGGCCCGGCCGCCGAGCGGGTCGAACATCACCGCATCCTCGACGGGCAAGATCGTTTCGCCCGCGACGACATCCACGGGCACCACTTCGCCGTGGCCCCGTCCGTAGACGCGCGTGCGCAGCTGCGAGACATCCTGGCTCTCGGCGATCGGGGGATCGTTCAGGAACGGATGGCCGGCATCGATCGGATCACACGGGTCCTCGAGCAGCTCGAGGAACAAGAACGCGATGCCCTCCTCGAACTTGTAATAGCCACCAATCAAGTTGGCCATCTGCGCGAAGGCCGCGCTCATGCCCTCGGTGCCGTCGAGAAAGATGTCGACCAGCGGCAGGCCCGCTTCAATGCCGGCGGTCGAGAGGTCGGGCGCGTAGGTCGTGATCAGTTCGATCGCGACGGCGGTCGCCGAGACCCGGTTCCAGACGCCGAAGGGGCGGCGCCGGTTCGCGAGCGCGGTGTCATCGATGGCCGCGCACTCCCACGCGACGGTCGAGGGCCGGCCGACGTAGCTGATGGCCACCGTCTGCAGCGTGCCGGAGAAGAGCACGATCGGAAAGTCGGCGTCGAGCGTCACGACCAGCTTCTGATTCGGCTGCGGGGCCGTGGGGCCGTAGTACGTGAACCCGCAGGTATTCGGCGCGTCGTTGAGGATGTCGGAGATCCGCAAGTTGCCGACCTTGACCGCGCCCGTGATCCGCACGCCCGAGAGATAGATCCCGACCTTGGTCGCGCGGATCGGACTCAGCGCCGCCGGCAGGTAGTTCAGCCTGAAGTTGTTCAGGCGCGCGGTGCCGAGGACGGCGGGCTGCATCGGCATCAGCTCGCCCCGAACTGCTGGCCTCTCATGGCCGCTCGCATAATCTCGTCGCTCACCTGGCGGGCGACGTCGGCGGCCGTGCCGTTCACGTGAATCGCGATGTGCTGCACGACGCCGGCCCGCCCGTTCGGGACGATGCCGCCGCTCGTCGAGGGCACGAAGAGTTCCGGCCCGCGCTCGCCGACCATGTAGGGCTGGCCGCTGGTGACCGGCCCGCCCGCGGCCCTGGCGAAGATCGGCGGGGCGACGTAGATGGGGCTCTGCATGCCAGTCTTCGGGCCGCCCACGGCGGCCGCATTGCCGACGACGTCGACCGCCATCCCTTTTTGCACCTGGTTGGCCACGATGTTGAGCAAGGCCAGCGTATCCATCCCCTTCTTGGCGACCACATCGAGGGCATCTGTCGCGGACTTGCTAATCGCGGCAGCTTCGCGCGCGGCCTGCGCCATGATGAGCCGGGAGTACTCCTCCAACTGCGCCGGTGCCCCGGCGTACGCCTTGATCTTGGCCGCCGCGGCTTCGTTGACCTTGGCGATTTGGTAGTCGGTGCTGCTCAACGTCGAGCGCAGGATGAGGTCGTGTTCGTCCTGATGGAGTTTCGTGATCTCGTCGCTCGCCTTTTTTTCGGCTTCCTTCCGCTTCTGCGAGGACTCTTGTTCGACCTTGTCGAGGCCCAAGACGCCCTGCTCGCGCTCGCGGCGGTTGTCCTTCTCGATCTTCGCGATCTCCTTCAGGGTGTCCTGAAATTCCTTCAGCGCCCGGCCGTGCAGCCCGGTCGCCGTCGTGGCCGCCTCGGTCGAGGACGTCGATTCCTTGGTCTCCTTGATGTGCGTGGTCGTAGCACCTGTCGCGGCGACCATCGCATCGCGTGTCGTGACGAGGACGCCCCCCAGCTTGTCGAGCGTCTTATCGAACTCGGAATTGCCGGTCACGCCCTTGAAGGCTTCCTGGGCTTCGGCATCGAGGGCCTTGGCCGTGCCCCACAGTTCGTCGGCCATCGTGCGCGCCGACGCGGCGGCCAGGCGCGTTTGCTCCGTCGCGAAGGGCAGGTACGTGGCGCCCTGGGCAATGCGCGCATACGCCTCGGCCGCGGCGGCCGACATGTTCACCAGGCCGGACTCCACCCCGAGCACGACCGTCTTCACGAGCGACCACGCGATGTTGAAATCGCGCGCGCCCTCGATGGCGAACCGCGCAAAGTCGACCACGACGATCGCCGCCTTATTGACCGCGAGGGCGATCGCATCAATCAGGGCTTGCTGATTGCCCCCGAAGGCGTCGACGAGCGCCTTCTTCAGCGTCGAGAAGCCCGCCTCGAGCGTCTCCGACTCCGCGATGGTCTTCCCGAGTGCCAGGCGGAAATTCGTCCACGAGGTCTCGGCCTGGGCGACGTGTTCGCCGAGCCCATCGGTCTGTTCGCCGAGGCGGGCCGTGGCCGCCCCGACGGCCTTGAGCATCGCCTGGCGATCGGCGTGCAGCTTCTCGTCGTCGTCCAGTTTCTCGGCCGTGGTGCCCAGGCTGGCCGCGTAATCGTCCTCAGCCGCCTTCAGATCGATCTGCCCGGTGAGCATCTCCAGCGCCCGCCCCCGGCCGCTCAACATGGCGTCGTTCATCGTCTCGAGGGCGGTCTTGACGTCGACCCCGGTGGCTTGCGCCAGCGCGAACGCGCCCTTGGCGAGCGTGTTGAACTGCGCGTCGGTGAGCGTCATGCCGGCGGCGAGGTCCCGGTTCGCCACCTGCATGAGTTCAAAATCCGTGATCGTGTTGTGCGTGCCCGTGCGCAACGCGCCGAGGAGCGTGTCCCCGAGCCGGCCCGCTTCGTCGGTGAGATGGGCGAAGTTGCCGGCGACGCCCGAGACCGTGGCGCCCTCGAGCGCCAGTTCGCCGATCTCCGTGACGAGCTTGACGATGGCGTCGAAGGCTTTCTCCGCGCCTTTCAGAATCAGATCGGCCGTCACGAAACTGCCGACCAAGGTCGAAAAGGAGGTCGTGGCGGTCTTCGCGCCCGTATCGAGCTTCTTGAAATCCTCCGCGAGCGCGGCGATTTCCGGCGGCACGGCCTGGCCCATTGCGGTCAACTTCTCGGCGGCCTCGGTGGCGGTCGCGCCGACCTTCCGGAGTTCCTTCTCCGTGAGGTTCGAGCTGCCGCCGACGCGCTCGACGGCCTCGGCCATCAGCGTCGCATCCTGGATGATCTTGCGCCCGGTAAAGTTGTCGACCATCCGATCGAGCGACGCCTTGACCTTCTCGGAGCCGGTCTCGAAGCCCTTGAGCGACACCACGGCCTCATCGCAGGCGCGCGTGAAGTCGCTGAAATCCGCGAACAGTTCGCCAGTCAGGGCCATGCGTTATCGGCTTTCCTGATTCAGCATGTCGATCAGCACGGTATAGACCTCGCGCGGGAGGGCGCGCACGTCGTCATACGTCCAGTGCATCGCGCGGCAGACATTCAGGTCGCTGCGGATGCGGGCACGCCAGCCGTCCCAGCCGGGGTCGCCTTTTTTTTTGCGAGGAGTTGCTCTTGCGCGGCTTCGTGCTTGTCGAGCGCGGCGACCAGTTCGCGCAACGTCCCCTTGTCGAGGGCGCCGATGGTGTCGCGGCGCGCGGTCTCGGGGTCATCGAGGGCGTAGGGGATCGCTTGATCCGCCTCGCCGACGAACGACCAGCCCACGACATAGGCGAGGATTTTGGCGAACTTCTGCCGGTCGGCCATCGCGGTGAGGAGGTCGTAATACTCGCCCGCGTTCAGCTCACGCTTGCAATCGATCCAGTCGCCGTCCGACAGTGGCACGCGGACCACGGCGGGCAGGACGACCCGTGAACGCCCCATAGACTCGTCTCCTTTGTTGCACCCAGGGATCCCGTCGAGGTCTTACCGCAGCGGCGGATCGAGCCACGCCGACCACCGATGCCCGTCTGGATGGAGCGTCATCGATCGGATCGGCCAGCGCCACTCGCCTTTGGTGTGCTTCGCGTGGAGCACGAGCGGTCGCTGGGCCATCTTGAAGGCGTCCGCGAGGACCACAATGCCGCTCGCGGACCAGCCGCTGGTCTTCGACCAGGTCACGCGATAGCCGTTGATCGCCGCCGCCGTGTAGTACTGCCACTTGACGGCGGCGACGACGCCCTCGATCACCCCCGGCGGTCCTCGTCACGGCGTGCGCCCCGCGCGGCGAGCGGCAGCGCCGTCGGGAAGGTCCACGGGCCGGCGCCGACGAACGTGCCCGAGACCGCGACGCCGCCATTGGCGTCGACCGAAATCTTGCCGTCGATCAGGCCCTTGCCGGCCCACTTGATGTCGACGTCGGCCTCGTTCGGGTACAGCTCGAGATAGGGCTTCGTGGTGCCGAAGATCACCGAGAACACATCGAGGCCATCGACAGGGTCGAACCATCCCCCGTAGCTGCCCTTCAAATCCGGAAGACCGTCGACGTATACGTGGTTTGAATCTCCAAACGCCGTGACGCGAACGTGGTCTTTGGACATGTCCAATTCCCACTTGTCGAGGCCCGCGACCACGACCGCGCCCACGCCGCCCACCCCGGCCGGATCCATCTTCACTTGCCCGTGCGCGCCATGCAGTCGATCATCAGCAGCCATTGGCTCTTCTCCTTCGGAACCCGGTTACAACGTGCGCGGCGAGACCCAGACGGTGAACTCGGCGCCGCGGTGACTCCAGCGAATCGAGCGGTCGATGTCGTCGATCTCGTCGTAGCGAATGCGATCCCGGCGCCGCGCCAGCTGCAGGCGGTAGCCGGGAATGGTCAGCGCCAGCGGCGGCGCCGGGGGTGGCGGGTCGAGGATCGCGTCGATGCGCGCTGCGGCCGCCTTGATGTTCCGGGCGCCGCCCCCTGTCGACAATTCGACGGCCTTGACGGCGTACACGTACGTCTCCCACGCCCGCCCGCCGAACTCGTGCACGTCCGCGTTGTCGGCCAGCGACACCAGCACGTACCGCGTCGACTTCTCGGGCGCGAGGCCGAAGTAGACCCCGTTCGGCATCAGCGCCAGCAGCTCGGTGTCGCTCCCGAGCCGCGCGACGATCGCGTTGTCGATGTCGGAGGAATCAGACATGCCCCCGCACCTTTAGGCCGGCGCGCTCGAGTAGCTCCTCGATCTCGCCCCACATCTCCCGCCGATTCCGCGCCATCGTCTTGCCGTACGTATGCTTGGGCTCCATGCGCTTCAGCTTCCGGAGGCCGAAGTGCCGCGCCTCGGTCCCGTATTCATAGAGGTGCGCATGGGGCGCGCGGGTCTGCACGCGCGCCTTCGCGCCGAACGGACTCTTCGTGAACGTGACCTGCACGCCCGCCCGCAGGTTCCCCGTCACCTTTGGATACGCGCGGCGCAGGTCCAGCACGGCGCGATTGCCTTGGGCCTCGATGATCTTGGCGGCCTCGCCCGCCAGTTCCGCCGGCAGGTTGCGGAGCGACGCCTTCAGCTCGTCGAGGCCGTCGATTTCAAACCAGGCACTCATGGCGCGACCTCGACGCACAGCAGCACGAGTTCCACGTTCCGCTCGTCGGTATTCACCAAACTGATCACGCTGAACGTCCGGCCGTTGAAGTGCAGCCGCGTCTGGAGCGTGACCTGCGCGTGATAGGGCATCGTCACGCGGTGCGTGGCCTGCGCGATGACGGTGCCGCCTTCGGCGCGCTCGCCCCCGCGCTCGAGCACCGGCAGGATGTTGGCGAACATCGCCGACGGCTGCAGCGGCACGGTCGTCTCGGTGAAGCTGCCATCGCTCGTCGGCACGGGCGGCCCCGGGTTGTCGAGCGTCACCCGGTGCGGCCGGAGACCCGCGGGCATCTGCATCAGCACGGGCATCGGCTTACACCAGCGTCGGGTCGCGCTTACGTTGCAGCAGCGCGGTAATCACCGGCGACAGGTACCCCTGCTCGCCCTGGTAGCCTTCGGACGCCCGCGCCGCGAGGGTTTCGGGGTCATCGCCGCGCCAGCGGTAGAGCGCCCCGAACTGCAGCAGGATCGCCTGCTGGACAATCCGATCGCCGGTGAACAGCGTCGGGTCGGCGACCTTGAGGTAGTCCACGATGATGGCTTCCGCGGCGTCGAGCTTCAGCTGCAGATCGGGATCGCCCGCATCGCCGGCCGGCGTCGTCAGCCGCAGATGGTCTTTGCCTTCCTGCAAGGTCACCAGAACGCCCATCACTTGTAACTCTTGGGATGCATCAGCAGGCGCCAGGGCGTCGCCCCGTTGCCGGGCCGGATCCCTTTGGTGACCGCTTTCGCCGTCCAGTACCCGCCGTCGTTCACGCAGGCGCCCTTGCCGTACGTCTCGTCGGCCTTGAACGTGCCGCGGTCATACGGAATCGGCAGGGGAAAGCTCTTGACCTGGTCGCCACGGCGGAAGGCCAGCGCGACCCCCGTGCCGTCGTCGGCGACGTCGAGGTCGTCAAACCCCAGCCCGTCGATCCCGTCCTTCCCGGGCGGTCCCGGCGGGCCAGGCTGCAAGGTTTTCACTTCCACGGCGGCGATCCGCTCTCGGACGGTCCCCACGTCCACCAGGAGCGCCTCCACGCGGCGATCGAGCGCCGGGACGTCCTTGGCCTCGACCTGGGCGACCGTCGCCCTGAGGGCCACCAGGGCCGTCTCCGTGGCAGCCAGGGCGGCTTTCGTCGCGGCGAGTTCGGCCAGCACTGGCCCCATCGCGCCCTTCACCGTCCGGGCGAGGATCCGACCGACGTCGCCGGGGTTAGCCGACACCGAGTTCCTCCTCGAAGGCGACCAGGAACGCCTGCTCGTCCTCGGCCGTCCAGCCCTTCGCCGCGACCTCGGGCGGCACCGCAGCCGGCCCCGGCGCGGGCTTGGCGAACGGCTGGTCGGCGTCGCGCGCCGCCAGCGCCTCGAGGGAGTAGTACTGCTGCTGCAGGTACGGCGAGTCGCCGCCCGGCACCGAGCCGACGCCGAAGTACTTCTTGCGGGCCTCGTTCGGCGCCAGCGCGCCCGACCCGATCGACTCGTTGGCGGCCTTCGTCCGGCTCATGGCGTCCATGTAGAACAGGTCTTCGACGTAGAACTCGGTCCCGTAGGCGTTGCCGAACTCCGGCCCGAGGCTGAGGCCGTGATCGAGCAGGGTCTCGATGCTGACGATCAGGGCCTGCAAACACTGACTGTGAAACTGGAGCGTCAACTGCTCGACGTTCCCGTACGCGGGCGTCTTGGTCGAATCGATCATGAACACCGGCATCCGGAAACAGCCGCAGATCGGGACGGCCGTCCAGCCCAGTTGTTCGATCAGCTGCGCATCCTGGGCGTTCATCGCCAGGCCTTCGTACTTCAACCCGTCCGAGACGACGAGCAGCTTGCCGGCGTTCGGGCCGCTGTATTCGCGCGTGAACGTCTCCTTGAGCCGCGCCGCCTGCTCCTCGGTGATCGCGCCGGGCGCGATGAGAATGCCGCCGGGCCGGGACCCGTTGGCGAAGAAGTTGGCGGCGCCCTCGAGGATCTTGCTGCCCTGCAGGACCGCCATGGCGCAGGCGTAGATCGGCGTCACGCCGACCAGGGGATGAAACAGCGGCACCATCACGTCATGGATGATTTCGCTGGCCGGCACCACGGGCGTCGCCGCGACCTCCTCGGCCGTGAGCCCCGCCAGGTCATCCCGCCCGAGCTGGTAGTAGACAGCACCGTCCGGGGCCACGAGCGGCGTCACCTGGGTCGGATTGAGCACGTGCAGCGAGACGACGACCCGGCGGTCATCGCGCACCTTGAGCACGTACGTATTGCCGTGCAGCAGTTTGCTCACGATCCACTGCTCGATAAACTGGCCCTGCGTCTGGTAGCGGTTCGGCTTGCGCAGCACCGGGGAGTAGGCAGAATTCGTCGTCTCGGACCAGATGCCCTCGGCGTCTTGCGCCACCAGGCACAGCGGGAGTTTGGCGATGTTGCTGGCGATCTGCGTGACGCACGCGAACACGGCCCAGTACGAGAGGGCCGTGTCCGTCGTGATCTCCTCGTTCTTCTGCCAGGCGCCCGTATACGGCTCGCGCACGACCGGCACCCAGCCGCCGGAGCCCCGCACGGGGACGGCCGAGGGCGCGGTCGGGCGCGCGAACAGCGAACGGATGGTCGCCAGCACGCCCATCGGCGTTACTTGCCGTCGCGACGCGCGGGCGCCTCGAGCGCGGACGGCGCGGGATAGTTCACCGCCGTCAGGTAGTACACCGCGTTGGTGTTGATGCGCTTCCAGTTGATGAACCGCTCGGCGCGGAGGCCGACCAGGTTGTGCTGCCACAACGAGATCGTCACCGTGGTGGCATCGGCCGGGCTGGCCGGCGCCGAGTCCATCTGCAACGAGGCCTCGCGCGACACGTCGATCGTCACGCCACCCTCGTCGGCCATCAGCACATACGAGGGCTGCACGCCGATCACATTCGTGCCGGCTGCCTGCGAGGTGACCACGTTGATCCCCTCGATGGTCCCGCCCGCCGCCGTCATCTCGGGGAAGAGGCGATCACCGCCCGCGTTCCGCCGGAACGCCAGGGCGAGGCCGTTGCCTTCGGACATGATCAGCGCGGCGCCGTTGATCGGGATGTTGTTCGTCGCGAACACCCGCAGGATCGTGAGGACGTCCGCGAGGGGGTCGGCGGTGCCCGCCGCCGTGCCGGCGCCATTCGTGATCGATGCTGGGTTCACGCCCGTGACCGCCGCGACCGCGGGGTCAATCAGCTGCGCATCGAGAAACTGCGCGATGCCCGCGACCATGTCGGCGCGCACCAGCGCCTCGGCCGAGGGATTCGACAAACGAACCAGCTCCTCGGTGAGGACCACGATCCCGGCGACCTTGGTGATGGCGAGCGTCTCGGCCGAGAACGCCAGCTTGGTCAACGGTTTCGGTTTCGCCTCGCCGACCCACCCGTAGGTCCCGCCGGCCGTCTGACTGGGCACTTTGCACATGAACGGCACGTTCCGCCAGTTGGGGATCTTCCCCATGATCGTGGCGGGCCTCAACAACTCGATGAAGTCGTTCACGATCGTCTGATTGACGAGCGGGGCGGCCCACGTGGTGTCGGTGGTGTTGCCCGCGGCCACGGCGGCCTTGAGGTAGAGACTCACCTCGGGTGTCGAGTCGGCCCACCGACGCGCATACTCGGCCGCTTCGTATGTGTTGCCCTTGCAGACGAGCATCGCGCACGCGGCGCGCACAAACGCGGTGCCCTTGGGCACGTTCGCCTGGACGGTGATCAGCGGCGTGGCCTTCGTCACCGTGGGCGGCGTCACGGCGACGGCTTTGGTGATGTTGAGCCGGTCCATCTCGCGCGCGTCGACCAGTTCCGCGTCGATCGTCTTGACGTCGGTCGACAGGGTCGTGAATTCTGCGCGCTCGGCGTCGTCCTTCGACCGACCATCTTCCGCGCACTTGGTTTGGATCGCGTTCAGCCGCGCGACGTGGGCCGCGCGCTTGTTCTCGAGCGCCGTAATTTGTTCGGTAGTCGTCATGGGGAGCGTGCCCTTTGTCACGCGCACAATCGGGTGAAGGTCCCCAGCGCGGGACGGGTCAGGGCCTGACGCGGCCAGGTCGAGCGACTTGATGCTGTGAATCGTCGCAGCGGCATTCGCCGGAATCGCGACGAGGCTCAATTCGAGGATTTCGGTTTTCAGGAAGCGCAGGCCGCCGGTCGCCAGGGCGCTGTGCTCAAGCGCGCGAAAGCCCACCGAGACGCCCGCCAGCAGGCCCGCCTTGATGCTCTGCCACGCCTCGTCGATGCGTTCGCGCAGGGCGCCGGGTTCGGCGACCGTGGGCAACGTGGCCTCAAAGGCCAGCCCCTCCGCGGTCGGTGTCGCGAACGTGACCGTCCCGACCGGCTTCTTGGTGTCGTGGTACAGCAGCAGCGGCAGCGGATTCTTATAGGTAATCCCGAGGGGCTCGACGACGTCGCCCATGCGGTCGGGCTCGGGCGTCGACGCGATCCCGGTGATCGTGCGACGCTCGGCGTCCAGGGCCTTGACGGTCAGGAGGGCGTAGGCGCGATTCATTCGGGCGTGCGCCCGAGTGTGCGCGCGGGCTAGCGTTTGGTTCGCCCGAAAGGCCGACGTTCGCCGTAATCGTTGCAGAAGGCGTTGACCGCTTCGCGGATGATGCCGGACATGCCGGTGCGATTGTCGCTCGCCACGCGCCTGAGTTCGAGGCGTTGCGCCGGCGTGACCTTGACATAGATCCGCTGTGAGGCCGGCTCCTCGTAGAGCGGCGGGCGGCCGGTCGGCCGTTTCGGCGTGCTCATGGCGGTGCCACGACACGCATGCCGGTCCCGCGTTGCTTGAACCGATCCGAACAGCCCACGAACGCGGCAATCTCGTTGATGGTCGTTACGCCACAGTTCCTCTGCGCACCAATGGTCAAGAGGTCGACCGTCTGAATCCGCGCGACGAGTTCGTCGCGGGTGATGCGATCGAACTCATCCTGTCGACGCAGCACACCCAGATTCACCAAGATGTTCCACGCACGGACGGACAGCCCGAACGCCCGGAACTGCTGGCGCCGGTGAGTCTTCTTGAGAAGCTGATAAATGCGCTTCCGACTCAGTCCATAGCGCAGCGCCAGGGATCCCACGCCTTCGCCAGCGGCGTGACTGGTATATATCTCGTCGTTGCGCGCGTCCGTGGCGCCGTTCGTCATGCCTTCACCCGAGCACCAGCATCTGATACACCGGCGGCGCCGCCGCGACGGCCGTGGATTGCCGGAGCACGCCGCTGATCGCCAGCAGCAGCGCGTCGATCGCGTCGATCTTGTTCGCCGACTCGGGCGATTCCTTCTTCGGCAGGATCGAATCGTCGATCCGCCGGCTGACCACCACGTTGCTGGCCTGCCACTTGAGGCAGGCGTTGCCGTCGTGTTTAAACCGCCGATGCTTCACGCGGGCCTCGAGTTCCCGGGCGGGCGGCGTGAAGGATCGCGCGTTCTTTGGCTCCTGCCGGGCTGGCAGGCCGGCATTGAACAGGCTCCCCACCAGCTGCATCGAGCCGAACTGGTCGAACACGATGTCGCGCACGTCGAACATTGAACACCAGGCGCGCACGTCGGCTTCGATCTTCCCGTAGTCGATCATCGTGCCCTCAGTCAGCGTCAGCAGCCCGGCCTCGGCCCAGAGGCGATACTCGGGTACGGCGCGGGCGCGCTCGTGCACGACCTGCTCGGGCAGATAGCACCGCACGAACCCGACGAGTTGCTCGCCGTCGCGAAACACGAGCGCCACGGCCGCCAGGTCGTCGACCTGCGCGAGGTCGCCGCCAATCCAGCAAGGCCGGCCCGCGAACGCCTCAAGCGTCAGCTCCGGATCCGCGCACGCATCCCACGCCGCCATCGACAACCAGGAGGCGTGACTGTGCAGCCACCGGTTGCAGATCTTCGTTTGAAACTCGCCCTCGAGGCCGGGCGCCTGCTGGGCGTCGCGGCAGTACTGCTCGACCCATTCCCGCTTCGGCGTGATCCCGATCATCGGGTTCGCCTTCTGCCACACGCGCGGGTCGCGCCAATCGTCTTCGTCATCAAGCGTAAAAATGAGGCCGCAGAGGTGATCCGCCTCGAACACGCCCTCGAGGACCTTCGTCAATTGCGTCCGCAGGGCATACCCGACCGACAGCATGTCGTAGCCGGCGGTCGTCGGGCAGAGCAGCAGGGGATTGCGGCGGGCGCCCTGGGCGCTCTTGAGCACGTCGTGCAGTTCAAACGTCTGCGCGTGCGATTCGTCGAGGATGATGCAGCTCGGGTTCAAACCGTCGAGCGTCGACGCCTTCGCGTTGACCGGCTGAATCGTCCCCGTCGCATCGGTGACGGCGTTCGCGTAGACCTTGAGGCCGTGCGTCTCCTGCAGCCACCGCGAGCGGCGCACCATCCGCTGCAGGATCCGAAAGACGATCCGCGCCTGCTGCCCGGTGGTCGCGCCGCAGACAATCCACGCGCCGGCCTCCATCTCGTGCCGCATGTGGTAGAGCGCGATCGTCGCCATCAGCGTCGACTTCGCCGCCTTGCGCCCGACCTCGAGGTAACACACCGTGGCACGCCGCAGGGTGGGATCGCGCCGCTGGCGCCAGCCGAACAGCGTCGTGACGAGGAAGATCTGCCAGGGCTCGAGGTGAATCAGCGCCGTCGGCCAGCTGCCCTCGACGTGCGGACACTGCTCGATGAACCGGCAGGCCTTGCGCGCGTGCGCGTCGCTCCAGACGTACGGCCAGGCCGGATCGGTCGTTGCCCGCGCCACGTCGCGCTGCTGCCGCGCGCAGCTGCGTTGCAACCACTTGCCCGCGACGACGCGGCCGCCCAGGACATCCGCCACGTACCGCCGTGCGATGCCGACGTAATCCCGCGCCGACCCCTTGGCCTTCGGTACGGGATCCCTCTTCGAACCGGTCTTGACCTGGCGCTTACGTTCGCGCCCCACCACGAGCGTGCCGCGGCGCTCTTTCTCGGTGAGAGGCAGATGTGGATTCGGCATCAGGATGGATTACGAATTGCACGACTGACGAAGTGTCACTGCGAAAAAAAGCCAGGCCGCAGCGGTTTGGGTAGCAAGTCCTTGCGCAACATGGAGATACCCCCCCTAGGCATCATTGCCCCATCGCCGTCTTCCGCGCATGACAGGCGGCGCAGAGGGTTTGCCAGTTGTCCGCATCATCGAACAACACCCGATCGCCGCGATGCGGCACGACGTGATCGACGTGCGCGCCGGCGGTCGTCCGTCCTTCATCCGCGCAGAGACTGAGCACCGGAGGGCGGCCACCCGCGCGCATGCCGCAGAGCGGGTACTGCCGCAGGAACTGGGCACGCCGCCGATGCCAGCGCCACGTATACCCGCGCGCGTTGCTGTTCGCGCGTCGGTCGTCGAACGCCTGCTGTGCACGGAGCACGATCGGCCGCGCATGCTGGGCACAGTGGCCACGCCGCACCCGAGCGGCACAGCCGGGCGTGGCGCAGGCGCGCTGCGGGGCTAGTGGCACGGTCCTACCTCGACCGCCCACGGCGTCATATAATCGCCCGCATGGCTGACTCGTTCCGCCCCGTGTTCGAGACTATGAAGCAGGTCGCGGATGGCCTCATCCGGGCCAATGAAGGCCTCATCCAAGCCAGCGAAGGTCTCAAGAAGATGGCCGATGCCGTCCTCGAGGCCCACGACGAACACGAGGACCGGAACGAAACCATTGCCCGCCTCGAGAGTCTCGTCGTCACCCAAGGTGAGGACCTCCAGACGCTGCGCGCCGACGTCAAGGCGTTGCGCAAGCACCTCGGCGGCGACGCCCCAGCCTGACCGCTCAGCCACTGACCACGATCCAGGCGGTCCCGTTCCAGCGGGCCAGCACGTTGAACGTCCCGCCGCCGACAATGACTGACCCAGCCGTGTTGACGGTGCTGTCGTCGATGGTGACCAACCGACCGAGCACCCGGTGCCCGGTATGGGCGGCCACGGGGGCGGCCACTGGGTGGAGGTAGCCGCCCTGCAGACCGCCACCCGTCGCGTCGAAGCTGGCCCCGGGGCTGAGGCTGATGCCGCCGTTGAACGCGCTGATATAGACCTTTCGGCCCAGCGAGGCTCCCGCGTCGTTCTGGCAGTCGATGACGAAGTCGGTGCCGGTGCTGCTGATCTGCCAGCGCCGTTGACCGGCCGGCCCCGTGGGATTGATCAACAACACATGCGGCAGGAACACGGGATCGGCGCCGTCGCCTTGCGAACTGAGGACCTGCCCGAGCGGGGCGGTCGGTAACGCCGCGCCGCCCTCGCCGGCCACCAGCAGCACGGCGACGTTCTGGTTATGCGAGAAGCCGCCGGCCATCGTCGACGACACGAACGAGACCGGCACCGCAAACCAATCAGGCCCGTTGACCGCGGGTCCGGTGATCTCCCACACCTGGTAGTTCACCGCCAGGTCTTTGTCTTGAATCACGAGGCGACTGGCGACCGTCACTAGTTCGAAATACAAGTGGGCATCGAAACCATCGGCGGTCAGCCAGTCGATGTAGAAGGCGGTCGCATCCGCTTGCACGGCCGCGTTGTAACGCAACTTGCCCGCGCCTGGATCAGCGGCGGTGATCGAATTCGCATCGACGCGGTAGAAGAACACCGAGGACGAGGGGCCGGGCGGGCCAGGCGGCCCCGTGTCGCCCTTGACACCCGTGACCACTTCGATCACGGACGTCGGCGGGACGATGATGTCGATGACGGCGATGTCTTCGGCCATAGGCTTATACCGTCACGTCTTGTTGCAGGGTGACCGCGCCCGCGACGGGCGTCTGCACGTCGCCCGACTCCCAGGTGAGTTGCAAATCCCAGTGGGCCGGCGCCGTCGTCAGGGTCGACGACAAGACCGCCGAGAGTTCGACCTCGATGGTATTCGGCAGCGTGACCGCACACAGCAGGGGCGTCACGACGCTGCCACTGTTCGAGCGGATCTCGGATTTGACGGTGGCCTCAGTCAAGTCGACCGGGGAGGTCTTCGCCGCATCGGCCCAGAGGCGGAACTGCCAGCGGGCGGTGTCGCCCCTGTAAATCGTCAATGGATAGGTACTCGGCACCAGCGTCCCTCCTGCGCGTCAGCGGTTGCGGCGCGCGACCACGTAGATCACCAGGCTGAAGACCACCAGGATGATCGCGAGGTTCTGGGTTTGGTCGACGTTCATCGTAGTTCCGTGCGTGTTCGCATGTGTGTTACGCCGTGTTACGCCGTGTTACACGAGGAACAGCGAGCCCACCCAGCACGCGAGCCCCGCCGATTGCAGGTTGCACCGCGGCGGCGACGGCACGCCCAGCGCACTCAGCACGAAGCACACGAACGCGAACACCAGCAGCAGTAAGCGAAGGGTCGGCATCATGGGACCTTCTTCCTTTCGGGCGGCTTCGGATCCGACACGGCCAGCGACGGGAACACGTGCTCCCCGTTGCCAGGCCGACGCCGCACCGCGCGCCTAGTTTCCGCGTCGATCACGTCCCGCAGTTCGCGCGCGTGCCGTTCCTGCCGGACGCCGCGCACGTAGGCCACGACCAGGGCGACGACGATGGCGATGACGAAGACCGCGAGGCCGAGTTCGTTCAGGCTCATGCCAAGGCCTCGGCGAACAGCGGCAGCGGCGCCGGACGCACCGCCATAGGCCTGACGCCGCCCGTGGACTCGACGCGCACGGTGACGTGCGGCGGTTCCCCGATGCCGGCGTAGAACTTCCCGACGACGGCCTCGACGACTTGTTTGTCATCCCGATAACAGACATGCGTGAGCGAGTCACCGACGCATCGAGCCAACTTGTCCCAGTCCGGCGCGGTGAGGTGCGCCGCGTCCGCGCGCTTCGCGAACTTCTTCGGCCGCGGCAGGTAGAACGCCATCGACAGTCGCACCGGCCCCTCGAGCACGCCGCGGTCCGCCGGCGGCAGCTGCGCGAGCGCATGGTTGGCGCCCTCGGCGACGAGTTGCGCCCACGACTTCGCCGAGCGGTTGCTGTCGGTCACGATCGGAAACTTCATCCCGGGGCGATAGAACGCCTTCATGCTGCCTTTTGGCTGCGCCACGCCCCAGACCTGGAATTCGAGTGTCATGTCAGAGCGGCGTGCCGTCCGGACGCCGGCCTCCGTAGTAAAATTGCGTTCTATGGTGACGGTCTCCTGCGAAATCTGTGGGCAGCCATTCCAAACGAAACCCTCGAAATTGAACAGCGGAGGGGGCCGTTTCTGTTCGCGCTCTTGCTTTGCTAAACATCGCAATCGTTCATCGATTGAAGCGTGTCGTGTCTGTGGCACACGCTTCGAGGTCGCCAGAAGTACGAGGGCACGCAGGGAGGGTTTCTTTTGTTCCAAGCAGTGCCACTACGATGCGCGACGACAGCATCCCGCTGATCGATTTTGGTCGAAGGTGATCACTGGCGATGGCTGCTGGATGTGGACTGCAGCTACAAACGGATCGATACCAGGCTACGCATATGGCAACTTCTGCTGGACGAAGCACAGCCGGGAAGCTGCCCATCGCGTCGCGTGGATTCTGACCAATGGACCGATTCCAGCGGGCATGCGTGTTTGTCATCGCTGCGATACTCCCCTATGCGTCCGACCGGATCATCTCTTCCTCGGTACCGCCAGCGACAACACGCAGGATGCGATTCATAAGCGCCGACTCCAACGAGACGTGGCAAGTGGCCACTTCACAGAGGGGATCCATCAGGACGCCTAGCTCCCCCGCCGTACCCTTTCACGGTCATCATGCCCGGGCTGCACGTGCACTCGAAACCTTTTAAGCAGCCCATGTCCTCATCCGCGAGGCGTCCATCGCCATCGACGCCGTTGTTGAATTGGCACGTCGCGATCGTCTCCCACACCGTGAGATCGATCGGATGACCACGGCCCGAATCACCAAGGCCCCACAGCCCACCAGGCGCGAGGCGATCGAGGCAGTCGGTCGTGCGCGCGGCCATCATGCCGGCCGTCCATGCCGGGTCGCACTGATACAGCACGCCGTCGACCTTGCCATAGTTCGCGCGCCAGAAATCCGTCGGCGTCTCGTCGTTCGCCTGCCACGAAATGTAATGCGGGAAGAAGTGCAGCATGATGCGGCACCGCAGCCCAATCACCGCCGCGTCGTGGTCGATCATCGCGCGCACGATCGACGGGCTCCAGTGATTGCACTCCCACGCGGGCGTCTCGACTTGCATCGCGCCTTCGTGCAGCAACCGCTCGATCAGCGCGGTCGGATCGCTCAGGTCCGGATCGGTCGGCGTGTAGTACTTCGAGCGCATCAGGTGGTGCACGAAGAGCCCGGCCTCGCGGCAGCGTACCGCCATCCGCACGTAATCGTCCTCGCTCTGGCCGTGCGCGAAGCTGTCCTGCGGCGACAGCGAAATATGCGAATAGCCATAGTCGCGGTGCAGGCGCAGGATCGTCGCTTCCCAGTCGCGCCCGTAGCGGTCGAGGAAGTAGGTCAGCACCCGCGACTGCGCCGGGCCATCGGCGCCGCCCTCGACCCGCGGCAGGCCCGGCAGCGTCAGCCCCCACGCATCGCCGCGCCACCAGCGGACGTCGGCTTTCGCCGGCGGGGCCTCGCGCAGCTCGGTGTAGACCGGCAGCGGGGCGCCCGTGTCCGGGTCCGTGGTGTCCGTGTCGAAGGGCGGCAGCGGCGGCCGCACGACGGGCTCGATCAGGGGCGGGCCCGACGGCGCGGACGAGAGCAGCGGCCAGGTGGTGGCGTAGGTCATGGCTCAACCTCGCAGCAGCGGCAACGACCAGTGCAATCAACCCTCGGCGCGTGACAGTGTCGATGCGCCTTGAGGGCATCGCGCTCGGCGAGGAGGGCGAGGCAGCCTCTAGCGAGGGCCAGAAAGACATGTGCGTAGGCACCAAGGATGCCGCCTCGCGGAGGATCCGCGACCACTGCCTGCGCCAGCGTCGTGAGTTCCTTCAGATCGTCAGGCGTCACGGCTCACTCCGGATTCGGCAACTGATCCGCGTAGGGCACGAGATACACCGCCCCGGCCGGCCCCACCGGCGCGTAGATCAGCCGGTCGCTCTTCAACACCGCCCGCTCGTACGGCCCGTTCGCCCCCGCCGGCCGCGTCTCGATCCGCCCGTCCGGCTGCACCGACAGCACCGTCGTCGTCCCCGCCGGATACGTCACCGTCACCAGCGCGTCGCCGTCGAGGCGCGTGATCTGGTGCGGCCCGATCGCGGCCACGTCGAGGCGCTGCGCCTGGGCGTCGTCGTCGGGATCCGCGCTCTGGCCTTCGACGGTCGCCAGCGCGGCGCGAATGGCGGCGGCCAGCACGCTCCCCGTGGGGTGCGGCCGCGCGTGGTCGTAGGGCACGCGCACGATCACCGCGATCGCGGACGGCGGCCGGCAGCGAGCAGTCTCAGAATCCATAGGGTCAGCCTTCCATTCCAGGAACACGTTCACCGACGATGATCGCGACCGCATCGAACAACGTCCGCGGCGCCCGCTTCGCCAGCGCGAAGAACGCGTCCCGCGCACAGTACCACCGCGCCAGCTCCTCGCCGTGCGCCCAATGTCCCACAATTTCCACCACGCCGCGGCGCGGATTAAAGGCTTGCTCGAGGTCGTCAGGGCCGAATTCGGTGGGCACATACCGAATCGGGCGATGAGAGATACCAGCCGACTGGCAGAGGAAGCATGCACAGGGCTCGTCCTCGTAGCCGAGGGCGGCGGCCCGGGCGAGCTCGTCGGCCTCGTCGACGCGCATCGTGCGCCGGTCGGCCGGGCACGTCGCGGTCATCGTCCTGGGCGTCAGTTCCGCGAGCCAGTCCGCGGCCTTGGGAAACACGCGGAGCTTCTCGATGCAGCGTTTGCCGGCGCCCATGACGTCGTCGATGGGGTGCGCCGCGAGCACGGCGAAATACGTCCGCGTCAGCGCCTCCCGTTCGGGGACGGGCAGCCGCACGCGAAACGCGGTGAGGACCACGCCGAAGGCCTTCTCGAAGGTGACGAAATCGAAATCCGTCACCGGCGTCGGGCTCCAAAATGTTTCGCCAACAACGCCTCGTCGACGGGCGCGGAGGCGCCACGCGCAGCGTGAGCGACCGCAGCGACCCGTCTTCGTTGCTTCTGATGTACACCGCCGCGCGGGTCGGAGGCGCGCGCTTTAGGCGCGCTCTCCTCGCGCGCAGCGCGAGTCTTACTATCAGAGGTAGAGGTAGAAATAGAAACAGAATCAGAAGTAGAAACAGAAGTAGTAACCGCCTGATTGGTTCCTGTCGGTTTCCTGAGTCGCTCGGGAACTTGGGCCGACTCAATCAGGGAAATATCCGGAAACTTACTCGGCTTCTCATTTGGGTGAATATGCTGGTATTTCAGCAGGTTCACGACCTGGATGACCGGCCCAGCGGCCGTGCGATAGCGCCGGATCCGGCCCGCGGCGGCCAGTTCATTGAGCGCCGCCGCGCACGATCGCGCATCGAGCGGCAGGATCGCCCCGTCGATCATCTTGACCGAGTCGAGCAGCCTACCCTCCCGGTCGGCAATCAGCCAGAGCCCGGCGAAGACCAGGCGGGTGAAATCGGAGAGCGCGGCCAGGGTGGGGTCGCTGAAAAACTCGGGGTGCAGGAGTCGCGTGCGCATAGGTCGCGGGGTCCTCTAACGAATGGGGTCATCGATCGAGAAGAAACGCACGCCGGGGACTTGGCCGGAGCCCTTCATGGCGCTGGCGTACCGGCCCAACTTCACGGTGTCGATCGTCATGAAGTCGCGCGGCACTTCGGATTCAATAACGACCTCGAACGTCCAGCGGCGCCGGAAGGTCTGGCCGGCAGCCTTGACGTCGTTCGGCAAGATGACCATCGGGGGCGGCGCCGCCAGCTGCTCGGCCACGACGGCCGCGGCGAGTTGGTGTTCGCCGGCCCGCTCGAGGGCCGCGGCCTCCGCGGTGGCGCGCGCTTCATCCGCCAGGCGCCGGGCCTCGGCGAGCTCGCGTTCGCGCGCTTCACGCTGGCGGGTCTGTTCGTCGTTGAACGCGCGGATCTGCTCCTTCTCAAAATTATCGAGATTCGTGAGCGGTGCCAGCGCAGCGCGCTCGAGGGTGCAAAACCATTGATGTAAGGAATGCGCCCACGATTTGGGGCGCGCGAGTTGATCCGCGATCTGTTTCTGCCGGACGCCGATCTGGACCCGGACGTCCCGCGCGCGCGCCAGCGTCGCCAAGTCCGTGACAAGGACTTTGTTGAGTTCGACGAAGCTGATAACTTCTTTCGTCGTCGTGTTCATTTCTTCTTGCACGAGTTGCGGTGAGACGTCTTGCACCATCGTCATGTGCCCTCACGTTCAAAAACGGCAGGCCTCGCCTCGCCTCGTCACGCCGCTGCTCGCCGTGCCCTGCCTGCGCTCCCGAGCCCCGCCGTGCCTTACCAGTCCGTGCCCTGGCGTGCCACGCCTGCCGTGCCTTCCCCTGCCTTTCCAAGCCAGTCCCCGCCACCCGTGCGAGGCCTGCCGTGCCGGTGCGTGCCCAGCCGGCCCAATCCGTGCCCGTCCGTGCCATGCCTGCCGCGCCGGTCCACGCCTTACCGCACCGATCCTCTACTTGCCATCCGCTCCACGTCGCGCCTAACCTGCTATGCCTCTCCAACGCGCGCCATTCCCCGTCGCGCCTCGCCAGTCGACGCCGGTGCACGCCTTACCCCGCTCGGCCTTGCCTGCCGCACCGTTCCATCCCTTTCCGCACCGCTCGAGTCCGTACCTAGCCTGCCGACGCTCGCCAATCCACACCTACCCAAACCGTGCCCCTCTGCGCCATGCCGGACCTGCCGTGCCTCTTCCCGCCTCGCCTTGCCATCCGCCCCGTGCCGCGCGAAACCTGCCGCGCCAGTCCGCGCCGGTCGTTGCCACCCCCGGCCTAGCCGTTCCTCGCCCCGCCTCGCCGGTCCATGCCGGAGCTTGCGGCGCCTGCCGTGCCGCTTCATGCCGTAGCGCTCCAGTCCGTGCCTTTCCTGGCCCGCCCATGCGATGCCCAGCCTGCCGCGCCAGTCCCAACCGTGCTAGTCCATGCCCACCATCGCCACACCCGTCCATAGCCCGCCGTTCCAGTCCTTGCCGTGCCTGTCCCATCCAAGCCTGCCGTGCCGTCCCTCTCCGGGCTCGCCCAGGCCATCCCCGGCCATCCGCCGCCCCGCCGGCGCCGGGCCGGTTCGATCCGTGCCTCGCCTGCCGCGCGTGCCTCGCCCGGCGCAGCCCAGCCGCCCCACGTCGCGCCTAGCCCGCGCTACCGAGCGTCGATGCGTCGCCGCCAAGGGCAGACGACGACGCGTCTCCAGAGAGATCCGCGCGCGCCTCATCGAGCGCGAACCACACCGGCTGGAGTTCGGACAGTTCCGCATACCGGCGGCGATACGCGGTCAGCTCCGCGATCACCTGCGCGAGGAGCTCCCCGCGCTTCTCGGGATCGGACAGGATCGCGGTGACGGGTTCATAGCCACCGTGTTCCTTGCGCATGCTCGGCCGGCTCTGGTAGCCACGGGTCGTCGAGATCGCGACCTGCCGCGTCGCCGGATCGGCCCGCACCACCGTGAAGCGCACGTGCCGCACGAGCGCGCCGACTTGCAAGAGGCGGTAGGCCTCTGCGGCGTCCCCGTCGTTCCACTCGAAGTACCGGTGGAGTACGTGCGTTGGGTCGCGCGCCACGTCGACCACCCGGCGGGGATTCAGGACCCCGTTGTTGCCTTCCACGATGGCGTGGAGGGCGGCGCTGAGTTGTTCGCGCTCGAGGTCGGCCGCCGTGGCTTTCATCTCCGGCGCGGTCTCGGCCTTCTCGGTCTTCTTCGCCTTTTTGCTCATGCTGCTCGCTCCTTTTCGGTGACGACGGTGAACGTGCCCCAGCCCATGCCCACAGAGTTCTTCGAGAATGGACGCCCTTCTCCCACACCCACCTGGCGTCCCGCGCGATCGAGCAGGTTGACGACCGACTCGAGCGTGATCATGTCCGCGTCGAATTCGACGGTGATGTTCGCCGCCCAGTCGCGCCAGAGCGGACGGATCCGGATGTCCGCGCTGCCGTTGTCGTTCCGCACGAGCATCTCCGTGCGCTCGGGCGGCGTCGGCGACTCGAGCTTGACGAGCGGCGTGCCGTCGGCCTTGTCGAATCCGTCGGCCACGACGAAGACGGCCATCTTGGCCTTCGTCATCACGAGATTCACCGTGCGGCAGGCGTCGATCATCGCCTTCCGAAACGCCGAGCACGGGATCCCGTTCCACCCCGCCACCGACACGTGCTGCGCCTGCTTGAAGTCCTCGTCGAAGTTCCGCGGCGGCCGCGCCGTCTTCGCTTTGCGCTCGGCCTTCGACGTCGACATGGCGGCCATCATCTGTTCCTTCGCCTTCTGCGAAAACGCGCACTGCACGAACGGGGATCGACCGACGATACGGAGCGTGACGGTGACGATGTTCGCCGGCTGAATGATCGCGACGCCTTCATCCTTCGGTGCCATGGGATACCTGCCCTTCTATCGGGTCCACTGTTAGAGGGGTCGTGGACGATTCACCCCTTGCCGCCGTAAGCGGCCCGTCAGTTCATGTGACCTCGACGCGCCGCGCTCGCACGATGCGTTGGGCCTCCGCGAGCGCGAGAAATTTTCTAAAGTCGCCGGGGTCGTCGTAGCGGTGCAGCCCGAAGCTGCCATCCCGGTTCAGCGACACGGCGTACCGCCGGATGAGCGCGTGCCGTTGGAAGAAGGCGACCAGGCGGGGATCGGCGTCGGCGTCGATCGACATGTCGAGCGCGAAGCTGAGATACGCCGCGGTCTGCAAATCTTTGGCGGCGTCCTGGGGGCGGCCCGTGGCGTAATCAATCAACACGGCTTGGCCGTCGAGCTCGCCGAGGCAGTCGATCGTGCCCGCGATCTGGTGGCGCCGCGAGGCGATGCGGCACTCGTTCAAGATCGGCGTGAAGTTGCGCTGCCGACAGAACGAGAGCCAGCCTTCGAGGTAGCCGACGTAATCCGGGAAGTCGTGCTCGAACAGCTCGAGGTCGAGGTCGCCGTCGTTGAAGTACGCGATGGCCTGGTGCACCGTCGTGCCGCGGACGCGTGCCGCCTCGAGGATCGACTCTGGGATCCCCGTGAAGTCGATCAGGCCGCTCGCCTTGAGGATGCCGGTGACCGAGGGCACGATGACGCCGTCGAGCGTGTAGGTGTGCGTCGCGTCGTCGAAGGTCAGGCTCATGGCTTCCCCAGGTCAGTCGGGATGTCGATCGCCGCGGTCCCGTACAGGTGATCCGCCACGACATGAAACGTCAGCTTCCGCGCCCAGGGCGCGTCCCCGGTCAGCAAGCTGTGCTGAATCAGTTTGCTGATGACGTCGTTGGCGATCCGCCGGCAGCGGTCCCCGCGCTCCCCCGCTCGGGCGTGGTCGTGGGCCTCGGCGGCGCGCAGCTCCTCGTCGCGCGTCATGCCGGGTCCTTGATCTGCTCGGGGTGCCGCTCGACCAGGTGGCGCATCAGCAACTCGCGCAGGAGGGCGCTGATCTCGAGCGCGTTGCCGCCGGTCTGGGTCGCGCCCCAGGCGCAGAAGACGCACGTGACGGAGGCCTGGATCGCCGTCGGGCGGGGCCGCGCGAACCGCAGGACCACGGGGCTCATGGCTCAGAACGGGATGTCGCCAGCGGTCGGCATCGGCGAGCCCGCGCCGTCGACCACCCTGAACTTCAGGAGGTTGTGATAGGTCTTGCCCTTGAAGTCGCGGTCCTCGAATGTGATCTCGATCCGGTGATCCGTGCCCTTGAACTTCTCCAGTTCCAGGGCGATGGCCGCGTCCTTGGTCGTGTACTCCCAGCTGTCAGTCACGAGGGTAATCGCGTAGTTGTCCTTGTTCGTGCCGAAGACACGGACGTCCTTCACGGCGGCGGGCGTGGTCACAAAGTGCGTGCTCGCGGCCGGCGCCGACGGCGGGGGCGGCATCGGCTTCTTCTCGGAGGCCCGCTTGACCGTCTTCGGCTGGCCGTCGCCGTCGAGGTTCTGCATCTCGTCGACGATATGCAGGCCTTCGAGTTCCAGCGGGAACCCCTTCCGCAGCGCCTGCGCCTCGGCACACTTCGCGAGCTGGTTGTGCGGCATCCGCTGCCACATGAAGTTGTTCGGCGGCGGCGGCGCGAACTCCGCGAACCGGGCGGTGGCCGTGAAGGCGCACTTCTCCAGCTGCACCTGGCGGTAGACGGTGACGGTGGCGGCGAAGTCGAGGTCACCCGGCTGGCCCGTGTAGACCGCATCGTCGGTGCCCATGTGCTCGCGCGTCGCGCCCGCCCGGGAGCGGAAGAAGTCGATTGACGTGACCGGGGTGTACTTGCCCTGGCGCTTGGTGAAGTGAATGAGCTTGTCGAGCGGATGGACGCCGCGGCGCCGGCAGTCATAGAAGAACAGCTCCAGCTCGGCGTCCGTCGCATCGGGCGCGACCGTGGCCTTGATGAGCGCGACTTGGTCCGAGGTGATCACCACGGGAGCACGGTCGACGACCGCGAGGTCGGTAGACATCAGCGCCTCCTGTTACGAATTGGGTTTGAGGGTCCAGCGCGTGCGATGCGTCGTACGGGTGCGGCCGCCGGCGTCGACGAACGTGTGCGCCTCGTCCCCAGCTTCGACCACGTCTGGGCCGAGAGCCGCGCGGACTGAGTTCACGGAGCAGAGCTGCCAGGCCAGCGCGGCGGCCGCGGCCTGGTCGGTCAGCGGCCCCTGCTGCGCGAGCAGTTGCAGGTAGCGCCGCTGCCGGATCGAGAAGGTCGGGCCGACCGCCAGGGCGCCTGACTGCGAGGCCCGCCGGGCGGTCGGGGTCCGGCCACTGACCGGCACGCCGGTCGGCGACGTCGTCCGCACATCCGCCACCGGCGGCGCGAAGTCGAAGAGGAAGCCGTCGCTCATGGCTTCCCTTTCCGGCCGACGAGGCGCAGCCGCTCGGCGACGGGTTGCCCCGACTGAATGCGCGCGGCTTGGCGCAGCTTCTCCTCGGCCGCCAGGCGCCGACGCTCGGCCGCGGCGAGGATCGATTCGTATTCGGGGGTGGTGACCTTGCCGTGCATCGGGCGCGGCGGCGTGATCAGGTCGTCGATCAGCGGGTCGCGCCGGAACCAGCGGCGAAGGAACCGCGTCACTTCACGCCTCGCAACGCTCTGCGGCCGGCTTTGAAGTAGCGTGACTCGACGGCATCGTCCTCGCCATCCAGCCACGCCTGCACCTTCTTGCCACTGAAGCGCGGACGATTTCCCATGCGCGGGAGCAGCTCGAACCGGGCGAACTCACCCTGCTTGTAGAGGTCATACGTGCGAGAGGTGCCCCACCCGAAGATGTCGCCCATATCGCGCAGCACGAGCACCGCCGGTAGCGTGTCGCCGGCCAGAAACCGGGCACTCACGCCCGCCCCGCGTTCATCGACTCGGCCATCCGGCGTCGTTCCTCGCGCGCCGCCGCCCGCGTGACCTGGAGCTGCGTAGGCTTCATCTCCGGCCAAGCGATGTCGTGGGGGGCGACCTCGAGAACGCGCGCGATGGCCAGCCGCTCCTCCTTGCGAAGCGGGGCTCCTTCGCCATGCTCGATTTGCCAATACCGGGTCTGGGTCGTGTTCGCCCTGGCGGCGATAACGGTCTGGGTGATTTCACGTTCGGCGCGCAGGACGCGCAGCGTCCGGGGGCGGGGTCGGCTGGACGGTCGAGCTTGCTGGATGAGCTTCGCCATAACGCGCCGATTGTTATTCCACCATTAGGGGTTTGACAATATAATAAAAAATCCAAATGGAAAGACGGCGGCTGAGGCGGATACTAAGCCGCTACGATCGCAGGCAGATGGACACGCCTGTAACACACCCCCTCGATGCCGCCCTGCGCAAGCACCTGCGGGCGCTCAAGCCCAATCAGAAAGAGCTTGCGAAACGGATCGGCCGCAGTCAGGGCTGGATGAACAAGTACCTGAATGGCGTCGGGAAGGCCACGCTCGACGACATCATCCGACTGGTCGCCATCCTCGTGCTGCGCGTCGAGAGCCCCCCCTTGACGGTCGAGCAGCGGCGGTTGCTGCGTGACTGGGAGACGTTGTCGCCGAGCGCCCGGAAGCATGTGAAGGCTTTGGTCGCGGCCTGGAGCGGGCGTCGTCCCGAGCCGCGCTCAAAACCACCCGCGCGATCGGAACAAAAAAATCACGGGACAGCCGGCAAAGCGCCCGGCACACGCTGAGACGACTGGGCACGGTGGGCATGAAGCCTCCTGAGCGGTCGCAAGTAAAGAAGCTATTGTGCCTATTCCAAAAACACCGCAATTAGAAATTCTGCGCAAATCCATTTCTCTGTGCAACCTGAACGGTAAGCAACCATGAAGAAGATGAGCACGCCGCGCGGCCGCCGCCAGCGCGTCGCCCACGGCATTTATCAAGACGCGCACGGCTTCAGCGTGATGGCCTCCGTCGGGAGCGGGACTAGGCGCATCAGCAGCCCGGAGATCCGCTTTCCGCCGGAGACGCCGTTGCCGACGATGGTGGCGCGGTGGCACCGCGAGAAGATGCGCCTCACGGACGAGATCACCAAAGCAGGCGACGGCCCGGTGTCACGCGGCACGCTCGCCGCGGACGTCCGCACCTATCTCGAGACGGCGACGCTGACGCGGCAGCGCAAGACCGAACGCGCGGATCAGTTGAAGTGGTGGTGTGAATCCTTCGGGACGAGGCGGCGAGCCGAACTCCAGGCACCGGACATCCGACGCGCGTTGAACGGGTTGAGCCACCGAGGCCGCGATGGGAAGACGCCGATGGCGGCGTCGACAGTGAACAAGTACCGCTTTGCGCTGTCGCACGTCTATACCGTCCTCGACGGGAAACATGCGGCGAATCCACTGTACGACGTGCCGAAGTACACCGAGCCCGATCCAGAGGCCCGTGACGTCTCGTACGAGATCATCGAGCGGATCATCGACGAGGTCCGCGACCGCGGCGCGACCCTCGAGTCGGTATCGCTCACGAAGGCGCGGATTCGCGTCTTCGCCTACGCGCCGGTGACGCCGGCGCAGTTGCGCCTGATGAAGCGATCCGATGTTGACTGGCACGGGACGCCCCCGACCATGATCACACCCGGGCGCAAGAAGGGCCGCGGCACCAAGCCCCAACAGAAGCGGCTCACGACGCTCGGTCTGGCGGCCTTCCTGGCCTTCGACGCCGCCGACGGCTGGGAGAAACCGTTTGCGCGATCGTCGTTGCACCGCACCTTCACGGCCGCCCGCGATCGCGCCGTGGCGGCCCTCCGCCAGGAGCGGCCCGATCTCGATCTCGAGCGCGCTGAGACGATGCGCCCCTATGACCTTCGGCACAGTTTCGCGACGGTGGCGTCACGCGCGATCGGCGACGAGGCCATCATCGCCGTGTACCTCGATCATGGAGACCAACGCACCACGAAGCGGTATACGCGAGGCTCCATCCCGCACCACCTGCGAGTTGCCGGCGACGCGCTGGAGGCCGCCTTCGCGGCGCCCCATCCCAAGCCGGCCGAGCTGCCGAAGTCGGCCGCGCCCAGGTTGCGGAAGAGAAGCGGGGATGGGTCCAATGGCTAAACCGATCACGTTCGTCAAGCGGAGCAAGGACACGAACGCGCCAGCCGGGCCGCAGGTGCACCGCTACCCAGAGCTTGCGCAATTATTCGCGACCGCCTTTGTTTCCTATCTCATGGACGTTCGCTTTCAGACGGCGCTGAAACGCTACGGCCAGACGCCCGCGAACACGTACTGGCTGGACCTCGCCGACCGCGTCTGTGCCGATTACAGCGCCAGCCCATGGCCGGGCGACTTCCAACCACGACTTCCAACCACTCCCGTGGCAAGGAGTGGAAATGGCAGGAAAAAGGCGGAGTTTTCAAAACAGCGATCGGCGGGAAAACAGGGCAAACGACGGCCCAAAAAGCCCTAAATCAAACGAATTGCTTAATGTTTTTGTGGTGCGCCCGGGCAGATTTGAACTGCCGGCCCCCCGCTTAGGAGGCGGGTTTCCCATTCTGTAACACGGCCTCTGTCAGTAGTTTGCGCAGACTTCCATCCAAGACTTCCATCCGACACGTGGTTTCGGTAGCCCCTCTCGCGTAAACTGCACGCCCGTATGACACTTCCGGAGATCAAACCATGATCTTTCGCCTGCGATTCCAGCAGAAGGGCGGTCACATCCACGGCCGGCTGTTTCAGGCCACGGCGCCCGGCCACACGTGGCAGAAGAACGGCGACCTGGTGTTCGACGAGGCCGGCTGGGGGGCGTTCTCGGCGTTGGCGGCGCTGGGACCGTTGCACATCGAGCTGCTGCCGGAGGGCGACACGACGCTCGAGCGGGAGCGGTGGATCGCTCAATCCATTCCCGACTGCGAGTGCCGGAATTCTCGCTGCGGCCACAAGGCTTCGGTGCACGTCGGTCCGGCCGGCGCCTGCATCGTGGATGGCTGTACCTGCGGCCCAGGAGGCTGGACATGACCGACGACGAGTCCGTGTTTGATCGCGCCCATCGCCTCGAGCACGAACGCGCCCAGGCGCAGCGGCGGCCGGACCCCGACGATCTGGCGTCCCGTCTCGCGCGCATCGAAACCCTGCTCGTCACCCTGTTGCACGAACTGCGGGCGCTCGCGTCAGCACCCCGCGACTGAGCCCCACCGCCTCCTGCGCCCGTTCTGGCGGTCCTGGCCGGCCTCCTGCATCGCCGCCTCATCTGAGGGCGCGAAACCGGATGTGGCCACTACATCTTGTGCGAGTTGCGTTCCCCGAGCAGACCGCCGTACAACTGCAGGCAGAAACCATGAGTGGCCAGCGACGCCGCTATCGATTTGTCGTCGATGAGTCGTTCACGCCGGACACGTTGCCGATGTGGCGCCTCGCTGAATACATGTCCGACCTAGCGGATCTGCTCGGTGAAAAGCCGTACGTACATTTCGTCGAGATCGAACCGGGCAGCGCGGTGCTCGTACAGGATGTGGAGCATGAAGCCTATCCAAAAGTCCGCACGCGCGTCCACGACGTGAAGCGCGGGGAAGGCGCAGCTGATGCGCGCCGAGCCTATGAGGCGCTGAACCGTAGGCTCGCGACGGACAATGCGTCGGGCGTGCTCCTTGAAGAGTTGGAGTCGTCCACGCCCCCCGCGCGCGTGTTGGACTTTCCCGGCCGCCGGACGTTCGTGGAATCCGAGTATGGACCGTTCACCCAGGCCGGGACACTACAAGGGACCGTGATTGTGGTCGGCGGCGAAAGCGATCCGGTGCCCGTGCACCTCGAAGATGGGCCGCACATCTATGTGTGCCGCGCCAAGCGCCAGATCGCCCAGGCGCTGGCCGCGCAGATCTTCGCGCTCCCGGTGCGCGTCGAAGGCCAGGGCCGGTGGTTTCGGGATGCCCTCGGCACCTGGGTGATGAAATCGTTCCACATTGCCTCATTCGTCGTGTTGGACGATACGACGTTAAGCCAGGTGATTGCGACGTTGAGACACGTGCCCGCCGCGTGGACGGATCGGCCGAATGCGCTGACCACGCTGAAGGCGCTTCGGAACGGTGACGACTAGGCGCGCATCATGTCTGTGGCCTTTGATAGCGACATGCTCTCACTAGCGCTGAATCCGTCGCTCCCTCCACCGATTGATCCGAAGACGGGCGAGCCGGTCGTGAAGGCAGCCGAGCGGCTGGAGTACCTGATCGCGGACCTGGAGAAAACGCGCACACGCGTCATTGTGCCGACGCCAGCCCTGAGTGAGTTCCTAGTGATTGCCGACGAAAGCGGCCCGGACTATCTGGCCGAGATCGACAAGAAGGCCGCGTTCAGCATTGAGTCGTTCGATGCACGGGCGGC